TTTGAAATCATCACCAAGTTTACTTCCGGTAATAGCATCTATGGCAGTATTAACACGGACATCAACATCAGTTAATGTTCCCGAAGCAAAAGGAATTTCCTCTTGAATAGTCCATACCGTTGATGAATTATCAAATCCATCATATAGTGCTTGTTGAAAATCCCCCACGAAAGTTTCCTTTGGTGTTAGTTGTATAGGTAAGGAGGCATTCAAAAATTTATAAGCCATTTATTTTATGCCTCCTTAAATAAAGTTTTGTGAAGCCCAAGCACTCCAATTTGTATTTCTAAGACCATATGTTTTAAGTAATTGATCGGTTTCTTCTCTTAATATATTAAGAGAATTTTGCTTTGCATTGAGGTTATTACTCTCCGCGAAGTGTTTAAAATCACGATCAGTAATGGATAATCTCATTTGTAATACATCCCTAACTTCTTTGCCCAACCAATGAACAATCATCAACTTGCTGAGTATATTTTGATTATCCTGATTAAGATCAAAATTAAAAGTCTGAGACGTATCATCTCTATCATTTAAATTTTGATTACAATTTGGAAAATCTGTAAGCGCAAGGATCATGAATCCCATAAGATATGTATTAAAATCTGTTTCTGATGCATTGAACAAATCTATCAAGCGATAGTCAGTTAATTGCATTAACATTAAGTCGTTTATAGAACTATAAGGAGTCGCAATAGTACACCTCCTTTTATGATTAGAATTTAAATCAAAAAAACCAACAAAAATTGGTTTTTATTGAGTTATAATTTTATTGATTTTTATTATTTTGGAAAATTTAATGGTCTATTTAGTTTATGTTCAATTACATATTGGTCATATGCTTTGGCGGCTTCTATTTCTGAAGAATAATGTCCTATATAATGCTTTTTTCCATCACCATTGATGCAAATTTGTGCCATCCAATAATCATCATATTTGCCACGTTTAAGTAAATAAACTCCATAATATTTTGAAGTAGCAGAATCTAACTTATCTCCAAATCTAGGGTTATTTTCTCCAGTGAAATCTTTTCCATAATTGGCATTATTTTCTCCAGACATTCTTTTTTTTGTTTCTTCAGATTTAAGTTTCCCCACCTTGATTGAAGACATTCTTTTTTTAGATTCTTCAGAGTGTTTTCTACCTCTCATAGGAGCTTTTCCACCCGGAGAAATATTATATCCGTTAGGAATTAAAGTATTCCATTTTTCAATATAATAAGATTCTAAATCATCAAGTTCTTCTATGGAACAATATTCGATAACTTCTCTTTCAAAGTTATCTTCTCCATATTTATTTAAAGCATTCAATAGAACATTACAATTGGCATGATATCGAAACATTCTTTCTTTTACATCCTGCCCTTGACCAATATACGTTTTGCCATCAATTTTATTTCTTATATAATAAACACCACTTTCCATAATCATCCTCTTTTCATGATTTATATAATTGGTGGAAGGAAATACTAAGAGTTGTATTTCTTTTTGATGCGTTAGCAAGACGCTCTATCCACCTATATTATTTTACCACAAGATATCTATTTTGTCAATAGACAAATTATGCCGTTACAGGTACTTGATCTAATTGCTTAGCATCTTCGGCAATCTGAATTAAATCCTTATTAGCAAGTTTTGAAATTTGTGCAATAATATTTAAATCAGGATTACCATTCTTCAATTCCTGAACAAGCATACCTTCAATTATTTCTCGCTGTTGATCCGTTGTACTATTATAAAGTTTTACAGCAACTTTCGGATCGGTACTTATTACTTTTAAAATCATATCTTTATTTAAAATTCGGGCATATGTATCATCTAGACCGTGTTTTTTAATCACTCTTTTATCTAGAATATAAAATAAACCGCCTTCCAAAAATGATCGATAGTTTTCTAAGATAGATGCAAGATCATTATAAAGAATTCTTTTAGTCTCCCCAAATCCATTAAATGAAAACGGCCTTCCCCTACCCAATGGTTCAGTTGAAAGAGTTAACTTCCCCGGATATAAACTCATTGTCTCAATATATTCATCTAATCTGATAGCGGTAGAATTTTCATTGCTTTTAAGCGATTCGTTTTCACGTTCAAGTTCTTCCAGACGTTTCTTCATTTCTTCGTTGGAAGCGGATTTATTTAATTTTGTAGCCATTGTCTCCTCATAAATTGTTATAAAAATATTTTTGATTAAATTAAAATATCCCTTTATGGGATATTTTTTGAAAGTGTCATGTGATAATACCTTAGATTTTTATTATTCTATAAATAATCCTCTGGAAAATTTAATGGTCTATTTAAATTATGCTCAATTACATATTGGTCATATATTCTAGCAGCATCAATTTCATTTTTGCATTCGGATATATAAGATTTCTTTTTACCAATACAAATTCTAACTTGCCAATAATTATATTTATCTTGTTTTAATAAATATACGCCATGATATTTTGATGAAGCATTTTTTAATTTTTTTCCAAATCTAGGATGATTTTCTCCAGAAAATAAACGAATGCGAGATTCGGACATTTTTTGTCTTGTTTCTTTCGGAAGGCGTTTTCCAAAATTAGGACTATTTTCTCCAGATAGAGCATCGCTAATTTTTTTCTTTGATTTTGATGTTTGCTTACCGCAACCACCTCCACCCCAATTATAATTAAATCCACCTTCTGAAATATGAGTGTGTAATTTTTTTATATAATATGTTTCTAATTTTCTCAATTCATCGGGCTTACAAATACGAATTATTATTTTTTCAAATTCATTATAATCATATTCACAAATATGGGGATTTTTTCGGTGTCTATCTAACATTCTATTTTCAACATCTAAACCATAACCAACGTACTTAGGAATACCATCAAGTTTCCAAACATAAATTCCACTTTTCATTTTATCATTCCTTTTATGATTTTTTATAATAGACAGAAGGAATACTAAGGTTGTATTCTTTTCGGAACTTGGATCAGAAGTCCTATCTGCCTATATTATTCTACCACAATATATCTATTTTGTCAATAGATAATATTACGGAAGTGTCATTAACATTCTGTTGCTTTTATGACCATAAAGAATTATGGCGAACTGGAATTTCTTCCAATTTCAGCAATTTTATATATTGTTGCTGATCAGACTATATATTTCTCCTCAAGAGGAGCGTAACTTCAGAATATCTGTTACCAAATATTCCCCGTAGTCGTTAGAGGTTCTTCTATATAATAGAAGTCTTCCTACGGTCTTATCCTTTCAAAAGGACTTTAACCGTTATAGTTACATTCTAAGAATCTAATTTAAAAATTCTCCATATGTTACCATATGTTCAGGCATAATTTTACCTGCAATACTATTAGTGGCTCAATCTATTGCTTTTATGACCATGAAGAATCATGGCGATTAGGAGTTTCTTCCTAATTCTCTATGTCCCCATAGAGTTTAGATCATATATTCATCTCTATAAAAGAGAGGATAGCTTCGGCATTCTTATTACTAAAAACGCCACTGTGATCGTTACGGATTCCCTTTCGGGACTTTCCTCGGTCTTGTCTGTTCTAGATTTTAACCGATATAGCTATCTGTTATAATATATATCACTATATATCTCGGCAATCAAATTACCGCAGTTCCCCAACTTTTGTAAATAGTAGCAGCTTGGGTTAAGTTAGCATTAGCAAAAGGTTGATCAACAGTACTCATGGTCGAACCTTCAATAACTAACTTCAAAATTTTCTGAGCACTTGGAGATACCACGTACAAACGGGTCAATCTATTACTTTTATGACTATGATATAATCATAGCGGATAGGAATTTCTTCCTATCTCAACGATTTTATATTTACATTATTTTCGTTGTTTGGACTGTATATTCAAGCATCAAAGATGCTGGAAGACTTCAATATTTGTGTTACCACAAATATCCCGCAGTCTCTAAGGATAAATATCTTATTGAGATAAATCTTTCCTTGGTCTTATCCATGTCTGGAATTTAACCAATATAGTCTTCTGCTAGTTGAATAAAAATTCAACCCATATATTACTATATGTTACGACACAATTTTATCGTCAAGTAACAATTTAAAAGGTGTACTGTAATCTGCAACCTGTGGAATTGCCATGATGTCGTAGGTTGCCATCGTATTAATGTAACCGATTTTAACATATTCCGAGTCCAGCATATATCTATAATTAGCATCAGCCGGAAGCACACTTAAAAGCGCAACAGGAGTTCCCACAATAACAGGTTTCGCCCCGCCGTTCCATGCAGCAACTTTTTGAGCAAGAGTAATAAGATTTGTCTGTGAATAACCAGCATATTGCAACTGAGTATTACCAGAAGAAACAAGATTACCCATAGCGGTATTAAACGTAGTATAAGCATCTCTCGTCATCTCAGTTTCGAGTGAGCGAATAGCCTTAGCAACGAAATCGCCTAAACTTTCTTTTCCCGATAGAACCTTATAAAGAGAAACTTGAACAGCCAATGCTCTCATAATAGGAACAATAGTAACCTGTCCCTCAAACTGCTTGTGAACTTCTGGTTGTTTCATTCCCTTACCAGCCTTCGACACAATAAACAAATCACGACTTTTGATGTCAAAAGATGCGCTATCTCCCCAATCCAATTGGCGCACATCACAATATAAACCAATACTATCAATTAACGTATCGGGTAAAACCATATCAATTAATTGATTAACCACAGCAAATGTAGCCCAACTAATCATAGGATGAGTCACCCACTGTTCCAGAGGGAGACTGTCAAGAGTTGTAATATTTGCATGGCGCAAAATCTCTTTCTTCAATGATTCATTCATTAAATTTTCTTTCTCATCGAAGGTTATTGTCGTCCCATCGGAACGATTGCGCTGAAAATCATAGACCTTATTTTTATTGTGCATGGATTGATAATGATTGAAATAATCTAAGAATTGATTATATACAGCAGCATGTCCTTCCCCACCAGCAAAATTTAACGTTCTAGTCGAAATACTTTTCGTCATAATTTAAATCCTCCTAAATATTCTATAATATCCTACAGATTAACTACCTTCATTTTATAAGCGGTAACTCTCTGAGTATCAATTCCACCAGTACCAATAGAAATATAGGTAGTGGCAATATATGAAAGAGAAAGTCCTGCACCGACACTGGAAGCCCAAGTAAACAAATAGGAACTATCTGCCGCATTAGCAAAAGCACTAGCAGCACCCGTACCAGTAACAAAACCATCGGCGGTCATAGTAATAATATCGCCCAATTGAGGTTTAAAAGCACTAAAAACTGTTCCCGCAGCAATAGAAAAGTCACGAGGATCAGGATCAAGCCCCTTATAAACATTAGTTCCAGAAGTCGTCAAAACAACTTCGGGTTCATAAACCATATAACAACCACTAAGAGTGGCAGTTTTTGGTTGAGTGGCATCCCAAACTTCAGTCTGCCCATAAGTTCCAGCAGTATCTTGAGTTGCCAAGACAATAGCATTACCATTATCTAAAGCATCGTTAGCATTGATTGCCGAAACATTAAAAGATTTAATATCTTCTGCGGCAACCTTGTTCTGAATAAGTACATTGTGAGTCATATTTAAAATCCTCCTAAAATAAATTTATCCCCACAAATTACTTGCGGGTTTCTTCTTCGTATCAAATGGAAGCGGAATAATGTTAGTCTTATTCTTTGTGGAATCTTTCTTCTGATCCAAATAAGTAAAAGCCTTAGCCTTCACCATATTCTTGTAAGCATCAATTGTTTCCATAGAATATTTGGATGCTTCTTCTCTACAATTATCAACTTCGTTACTTGGCATACCTGCTTCTTTAGCTTCATTAAGCACGGTTGCTACTTCAAATTCCTTTTGTTTGTCTTCAATATCTTTCTTGAATGCCATGAGTTCTTTATTCTTACCCATGTAAACATCATTATCAGTTGCCATCTTGGACATTCTAGCAGACATCTTCTGAACATAGGACATGAACTTACCAAACATATTGTTTGCATCCATATCTTTGCCCTTACCAATTTCAGCCATGCAATCTTTTAAGGTATTGCACATTTCAACATCGGGATCATCATCAGATTTATCGGTTAGATCACCATAAGATTCGGTTTCCTTTTGAAGAAATGCAAGTAATGCAGAAACATCAAGATTTTGGTCTAAAGACATTGATTCAAATTTAGCAATTTTATCACTAGCTAATCTATAACCGTTGCTAACAACTTCTGCTCTTTTAGAAACATCGATTGCGACTTCACCATTTAAAATAGAATATGGAATACTGAAAAGTTTCTCATCTTCATAATCATATAAATAAGTAAATTTTTTATCATAGTCTCTTAAATGATATTTCGGACTTTCTACTTTTCCATTAGTATAAGCATATCTCGAAAGGGAAGAATTAATCAAATTCATAACTTGTAAATTCGTTGTAAACGCCATATCTTCTTTATCGTCTCCCTTCTCTTTCTCCGATTTTTCTTCTTGCTTCTCTTGTTTAGGAGTTTCAGCTTTTTCCTCTTGAGGATTATCTTTCTTCTCTTTCTCTTCTTCTTTTTCCTCATCGGCAATTTCTTCTTTCTTATCTTTCTTAGAAGCCATATTTTTCACCTCTTTTTCTTTTGAATTTTCTTTATCATCATCTAAACCTAGATGCTTATAAATACCATTAATTTTAGAAACAACTCCAGATTCATTATTTGCTTTTGCGTAACCGAGGGCAGAACTTAGTCCACCCTTGTTATAAACAAGTTTATCGCTTGATAGGGACATCACAGGATATTTTAATTTTTCACTAGGAGCATCTTCCCATCCCGCAAGAACTTGCATATAAACATCTTCAACTAGTGATTTATAATTCTTAGCACCTAAAATTTTATTTCTTAAGGCTGTCTTATCAACATCGCCCCATGAAGAATCTGATAAAGAATCTTTTGACTTATCTACCGTTAAAGAATAATCACCACTACCTAAATCACCAGTAAAATGTGTTGCCTTTGAATTTCTCTCATCTATAGCATTCATCTGTTCAACAATGCTTGAAACCCACTCTAATTCTCCTCCATATAGACACCAATCAACATCTGAATTTTGATCTATTTCATCATTTTTTCTAGAATTCAAATGTTTAAACATTGATCTAGCCTTGTCAGGAGAAACAGATTCATTTGATATGAGATGTCTTGCGTTAGCAAGTGCCACGCTCGTACCACCCTTTTTGGTTTCATTATATAAGTCAAGACCCTTTTGGGCGTTTGCTTTTATAGTAGCGGGAATTTTAAAATCAATATCATTATATTTCTTTGATCCAAATTCTTTGCGAATATCCTCATCATACTCTTGGGAAAATCTCAATACTTCCGCTCTTGCCCCCGGAATGGCAGGCGTTATAAAAGAACCTAAAATAGTAATGCAATCATATACAAAAGATAAAATTTCATTTTTCTTTTCGTCCTGAGAGATCACATCTATCTCTACACTAACAGGTTTAGAAGCACCATCTCTAGCAAACAAGTCAAGTAATTTTCCACTATAACGCTTCCAAATGAGGGCGGTCAAAGACATCATTGTTCTTCCATCTTCCAATTTCCGATATTTAATATCGGAATTATCTGGAATAAACCCTGCCGGAATTTCCCTCGGATCGTGCGACCCTATATCATTTGTAGAATTATCGAAACTCCAAACAACAGGTTTTCTTAAAATAGATGGTTCTGCATCTTTCAATGCTTGCTCACTAACTACAAGATGATGAAGATTATCGCCAGAACTAAAGGCATCCATGCCGAGTAAGGCAAATTGTGAATCGCTAGTTTCTTTAATAAGATGAACATTTTCTATATCGAAGTTAAGTTTTCTTGTCAATAGTATTCACCTCCTTTCCTAAATAACAAAAAATACTCTTTTCAGAGTATTTTAAAGTTTCAATATTTTCAATTGTCTATAATAATTCTTTAGATAAAATTTTTTCTATATTGTCAAAGTCCCAATATGGAATACGAATAAGTTTTATGTGATTGTCTTTACAATATTTTGTTTTGATTTTATCTCGTTTTTTTAATTCTTTAAATGTTTCTTCCCCACCGAAAAATTCAACGGGTTCATAGTGTTGCTTTCCATGATATTCAATACAAATATTTTGATTTAATAAATAGAAATCAAAAGGCAATGGTAATTTATTTCTACAATTTAAAAATCTATGTTGAAAAGAATATTCAATTTTATTTTTGTTAAAATAAATTTTAAGACTATCTTCTCCTTTTGATGATGCACAAAGAGGACAACCGCTTTTATTAGTTGTTCTATCGTATATCCTTGCCATCCATTCCCACCCACAGATAGAACATTTCCACCAAACTTTTCTTGATGATCCATAAGAAACATCATTTGATGTCAATTCTCCATTCTTAGTAGGATGCCACAAAATAGAAATTTCTGGAAAAATGATAGACAATCTATTTCTATCGGTTACAATTTTTCCATCACAAGCGGGACAACCCGAATTCATTGATGTTCTAGAATCAATTGTTGCTTTCCATTTATACCCACATTTTGAACATTTCCACAAAACCATTTTGCGTGAATGAATAGAATATTCTTCTGGACGAGAATCATTGTCATCATCCCATTCTTTAGATAAGTCTGGTTTTAAATAGGAAAAAGACGTATTTTCGTTAACTTGCCGACCATCACAAACTGAACAAGAATGATTGTTACAAATATTATTCCAATTCATATAAAAATAATGACCGCATATTGGTCTATAAAATTTCAAATTTTTATGAGCATCAACATAAATATTATCTTGACAAAGTTCAAAATCTTTATTATTTAACTGCAACCATAATGAAATATTATATAAAGAATATTTATTTTTTTTATGGATGGGAGATAAATGACCTTGTAATAAATCATTTGCCACAGCATCATATTTATATCCATTTTTGTCTTGAACAACAACATATAAATTTGACCATCTTTTATATTCCTTCAAAATTTTAAATCCGATTTTTTCAAGTTCAAATATTTTTTCTTTAACATTCATCTCATCTCCTATGATGATCCTAGAAATTAAATTGGTGGAAGCACGTCTAGGAAAACATGTTTTCGGTCTGCATAACCTATCCACCTATTTTAGTATATCATATAATATCAATTCTGTCAAGAGATAAATTGTTTTATCTTTAACCAAACAGGAGTATTTTTAATTGCTTGTTCGATTTGCGAATTTCGACTAAAATAGTATTTATCGTTCTCACGAGAGAGAATTGGAAACCCTTTTCCAATAAGATATTCTGACATAGCCCTCGTCACAAGTATCATTGTGTCAGGATTCATAACTTCAGGATTTTTAATATACATTTAATCCTTCAATGATAAATCCCATAATATGATATCTGATAAATCATCCATAGCATAAGCCTTATCAGAAAAATCAGTCGCTTCTGCGTATTCAGACTGTTGAATAATTAACATTTGTCTCATGCGTTCCTCTGCAACGGGATTATTTTCATCAATTGAAAGTTGTTTCAAAGCATTCAAACTATTAGTAGTTTCAATCTCTCTTTGTAAAAATAAATCAGCAACAGTTTTAATATCAGAAAATTCCATATTGCAACCATCTACAGATGGAATATCAGGAAAAACATTGAGATCGGTTAGTAAATCAAAAATTATTAACGAATGGGAAATTTCTTCCTCGTGTTGCTTTAAAAAAAACTTCGCAAGATTTTCACAACCATGACTTCTAAACCAACCTGCTACATACAAATAAACAGTTGCATTATATCGCTCATGTGAAATTTGAACTTCAAATGCTGATTTTAAGTTATCACTAATTAATACATTATTCATGTTCACCATCCTAAAAATATAATATATAACAAAAATACCCTTTCGGGTATTTTATTTGAATAATTCTTTTTCAAGTATTGTTTCTATATTGTCAAAGTCCCAATAAGGAATTCTTATAAGTTTAATCCCATTATCTTTACAGTATTTTGTTTTGATTTTATCATTCTTCTTTGTGGCCTTAAAGTCTTTCGGACTATTAAATTTATCTTCATAATGTAAAATTCCATCATATTCTATACAAATATTTTTATTTGGAAGATAGAAATCAAAAGGCAACATTCTTTTATTTCTACAATCTGGAAATTTATGTTGATCAATAAAATAAAAATTATTATTATTTAAATATTTAGATGTTCTTTTTTCTCCCTTGGATGACGCACAATTAGGACAACCCACTAAGTTATTTTTATCCAATGTTCTACTTCTTATAGTATTTTTCCATTCCTTGCCACAAACAGAACATTTCCACCACACTTCTTCTTTTGATCCATAGGAAAAATTAGATGGAACTAAATCTCCATTTTTTGAATAATCCCATTCTAATAATATTTCTGGATACAAAATCGAAAGACGATTTTTATCTGAAACAGCCTGTCCGCAACAAGCAGGACATCCTCTTTTCATATCTGCCCTAGAATTAATTACCGCAAGCCAACTGTGACCACATATTTTACATTTCCACCATGCTTTTTTATTGCTCCAAGGAGAAATATTATCGGGAATATCATCGTTTTTATTATAATCCCATTCTTTTGCTAATTCTGGAAATACATATTTTAAATTATTGTTTTTCCCAATTCTTTTTCCAGAACAATATGGACAAGATTTTCCAACTGAAATAGATGCCCAATTCATATCAAAGTTCTCTGAACATTTATTACAATGAAACATTAATTTAGAAAAAGCTCCAGAATATATGCAACCATCAATTAAAATAAAATCTTTATTATTTAATTTTATCCATAAAGATATATTTTTTAACGTATAAGGATTGGAAACATCGACAAAATGAATTTTACTTTTTCTCAAAATTTCATCTAAAACTACATCGTAAATATACCCAATATTGTCTCTTATAACAACTCTTCTGTGACGACTATCATCTTTTAAATAATAATTTTCTAATAATTCATATCCTGAATCATTTATTATATTTTTTACTTCTTCTTCACTTCTTTTATTCCAAACCATATCATCTCCCAATGATCCCAGAAATTAGAATAGATGGAAGCATGTCTGGGAGAACATGTTTATCAGTTTGCATACCTATCCATCTAAATATACTATATCACAAAACTAAGATTTTGTCAATATTATGCCAAATAATAAAGATCAAGAATATTAGTTCCGTTCAGAGTTCCAGCTACAGCATAAAAATTTCCAGATAATGTTGCAGACTGAGTTACGGTTCCGGCATCTGTCGATCCAGACACATTATGAACAAAAAGAACATCGGTTGCTTCAATAACTTGTGGCAAACCAATGTCAACGCTCGTTCCCACTGAACAAGTATCGCTGGCATGAGTTTTTTGAGGAAAAACTACGGATGAAACACTCTTAAATGCTTTCGCACCAACTACCGTTGCCGTTCCAGAAAGAGCTATGGTATCTTGTATGGTTGCACCGGAAAAATCTAATCCATTCACTAAAACGTTTCCGGTAATTCCACTTGCGTTTCCAGTAATACTTAAAACTCTCGGAAAATCAGGATTAGTTATATTTGCAGTAACAGTTAACGTTCCAGTAGTGGGCAACGTAGTGGCGGCCAATATAGCCGTAGCAGAAGCACCAGCAGGAGCACAAGCATAATGATTAATTCTCAATGCTTCCAACGTTCCAGCACTAGGAACAGCACCAAACAAAAGTGTTCCCAAGCCACCAATTCTGCGACTCGCAGCATTCATGTGATCTAAATCGTAAACTTGTTTTGCAGTAAAAATCTTTGCCATTTTATATCTCCTTCATTAATCGAATCACAATATGTGCATATAAAATTTACACATAAAGACTAAGATAAAAACTATTTATAAAATCTGTATTTTATCAATATTTAATCATCACTTTCTTTTTCTAAGTTTGAACCAGCGGATTGAGTATCGTCTGAACTCAAGTCGCCAACTGATTTTTGTGGTCTACCATTCTTTTGTTGATCCGATGATTGGTTGAAAGCCGAAACTATCGGAGTCAACTTGTCAACGAATTTTCCCATACGGGCCTCAGTCAATTGTCTATCAAATTCCCAAGGGTGCATGTCAAGTGCCGATGCGAACTTCTGTGGAAATACCATTCCCAAATTTGCTAATCCTGTTGCAGTATCTAATTCTGCTTTTTTAGAATTTGAGAAATTCGTACCATGAAGCGTTATCTTGAATTTATATTTTGATGTCGCATTTTGTCCCCAGTTGATTTGATAATTTAAGAAATCCTCGAATTGTGCATAAACGGGTTTTATAAAATTCTCATCAGTATTCGTTGAAAGTGTCGTTTCCAAAACATTCATTCTGTCGTGTGCATAAATCAAACGACTATTGACACCCGAAAGACTTGCATTATTTTTTAAATATGAATCATAAATTTCTGTATTACCAGTAAATTCAAGTGCCTTTAT